GGTAGCTGGTTTTCCTTAACCAAGGTACAGAGGTATGACAATCCGTGTGCACCCCAGTTCTGTAACGGCTACTCTCGTAAGAAAACAACTGAATAACGTTGTCTCTTATTCGAGTAATACCTATAACTTAACTGATACTTTCATTGGTGGCGATAAGCCACAGTGGAGGGAAATCATCGCACGCGGGGAGGAGGCAGGTAATAATCTTACTGCCACCCGTACCTTTGTTGAGCTGTCGCCTTGCGACTTCAGTTACGATGTCGTAAACGCGGTTACGGGCCTAAAGATAGGCTCGGAATCTATCTTCGGAATTCCCGAATTTTATGGGATTCCGACTGATAGCAGCCATGATCCTACTGTGGCATCCAAGGCGTTGTCACGTTTCAATAGCAAACTCTCGAGTGTCATCGCCCCATTTAAGGGTGGTGTATTCTTCGGAGAGCTACGTGGAACACTGGGAATGATTCGCACACGCGGGACTAGTCTTCTTAGTTCTTTTGAAGACTATATCAAGTATGCGAAGAAGCTGAGTGGTAAACGAGCGTTGAAAGATATCAACAATCTTTACCTCGAGTACACCTTTGGTTGGAAGCCTCTCATCAAGGATATTGGTGATGCTGCCAGCTCATTGCTTCAGGATCGTTCATTGGATAGGAAGATTGTCGGCTCTGCCGATAATACGACTGCATCCAATAGATTTTACGGTCCCTACGCATATGGTGGGCAGGGTTTTGGTCGATACAACATGACCAGCGTGAACTCAGTCAAGAGCTCATGCCGTTATGTTGGTGTCGCTAACGCCTCGCTTGTGGATCGCCCATCTGGATCTATACTCAGCTTAGCTGAATCTAGGCTCGGACTTCGTTTATCGGAGTTCGTTCCTACCATATGGGAGTTGATTCCATACTCGTTCGTCGTCGATTATTTCGCGAATATCGGCGGCGTACTCGAAGGCGCGTTTATTGAGCGCTCGGCATTACGCTGGGTGTCTCGCACCAAACGTTGCGTTGCTGTCAATAAAATGACTTGGCAACCTGCTGGATCCGTCGGCTCTTCTAGCTGGAAAGCTATTAGCCGTTCCCAAACCCCTGGCTACCTCTGGCTCGGTAGAAAATCTCTGGATCGCGATACTCCAGGATCTTTGATGCCAGACTTCGTAGTTACCATGCCGACATTTGGTTCTACCAAATATCTTAACATGGCAGCTCTTGTTCTAGCTGGCGCTTTGCGTCGCTAACCACGGTATTTACCATGATCAGTTTATCAACGCCGATTACCGGCCTGGCGCAGACGGGACTAACCACCCCGACCTACACCATCACTGTTGACACCGCCAGCTCCGCTAATGCGAAGCAATGGGCCGTTACGGCTCTTGGCGGTACGCAGACTGGGGTTTCGTCACATAGTGTGGCGAATCCTTTCACGTGCGCTTTCGTTCGACCTTTGAATTTTAAGGCGAACGGAACTATCAATCCGGCGACAGGTCTTATTCGCCAGGTTGCTAAGAACTCCTTTAAGGTCATCACCCGAAAGGGGACTCTTCCCCTTGCCGGTCAGGCCCCAGTCACAACGATCATTACTACAACGATCGATGTGGTTGCTGGTGCCGATATTGCTGACCCTAACTCCGTGAGAGCTGCTCTGTCTATGCACCTCGGTGCATTGTCACAGGCATCCGCCTCACTGGGGGATACCGTTGTAACTGGTATCCTGTGAAGTTCTCTCACTTGATAAAGGAGCGACCATGGCTAGTCAGCCTGATCGTGAAGTTCTTTACCGTAGCATCGTGTGCGACCTCCGCTCTGCGGGGATCCTTCTCAACTTTCCGGATCTGCCAGATGGCACGTTCGAATCGTTGGAAGAAACTGCGGACATAGCTTCAGTACGTGCTCTGTCTCTTGCTAAATCAATATGCAAGAAGTTCGTTGACAACTCTATGGCACAAAATGCCGACGACGTTGCCTTACGAAAATTCAGAGCTATCAACTCGGCGTGTTCTCAATGGGTTTTTCCTATTGAAGACAACGTTGTTAATGACATTAGTCATTTTGAGTTGCTAGGAGAATTTCGGCGTTGTTTAGGCCGTTTCTTCACGTCCCATTATAGTTTTGGCGATCCTTCGATGGATGGCGTTTTTGACGACCATTCTCTCTTGGACATACCAAAAATCGCATATTATGCGAATAATGGGCCTGGAGCTAGTTTGGAGGCTAGTGGCTGTTCTTGGATCGAGAAATTCGGTACGAGTCCAGTCACTTACTCCAGAGATTTCCTTTGGGAACTCTACAGGAGCACCACTGCGTTATCGCCGTTGAGACACGATGCGGAATCGCATCGTGATGCTACTTTCGGACACGTGGTGAAATGCTACTCCAAGCTTCTTTTCGTACCTAAGACGGTAACGGAAAGCCGCACTATATGTGTTGAACCGAGCTTGAATATGTGGTTTCAGAAAGGAATCCAATTTTTGTTGGAGTCCCAACTGAAGTGCCACTGGGGCCTGGATCTGGCAGTGCAACAATCGATTAATCGAAATATGGCACGGCTTGGTTCAATCAATGGTTCTTTTGGAACTATTGATCTTACCTCTGCAAGTGACTCAATTAGCCTGAAAATGCTAAATTGGGCACTTCCACGCTCGGTCTTAAATGTCTTAAATCTCTTCCGCACGCCGAATGCAAAAATCGCATCTAACGACGAAGAGGTTGAGCTGCATATGGTATCTACGATGGGAAATGCTTTTACATTCCCTTTGCAGACTGCAATCTTTGCAGCGGCTGTCGAAGCAGTTTATAACTGCTTGAGAATCCCGTTAAAGAAGTACCGTAAGATTAGGCGAGATTTTTCGCTGAGTTCTTCTGGTCTTCGTGGCGAAACGCTTTTTAGCGTTCCTAATTTCGCCGTTAACGGGGACGATATCATAGTCGTCAGTGAAGCATATGACGTACTTATGGTATTGCTTTCTCTATTAGGCTTCATGCCTAATATGACTAAGTCCTTCAATGAAGGCTTATTCCGTGAATCCTGCGGTGCTGACTTTTGGTCAGGACACCAAGTACGGGGCGTCTATTGCAAAACGCTTCATACCGTGCAGGATGTTTTCTCGCTGATAAATCGGCTAAACCGGTGGACAGCAATGTCGGGTATACCCCTCCCACAAACAGTGGGTTTTCTCAGAAAAAGGTGTCGTAAAATCTATTACGTACCTCCATCTGAGTCAGACGCTGCTGGCATTCAGGTTCCTATGGATATAGCTCGTCCTGGCGTGCTTAAACAAAGCAAATCAAGGGTCGACTTACCATTTTACGGAACCGGCCATCATACTTATGAGGCCTTTAGGTTTAAACCTAATTCTCTACCGGTTGGTGGGAAGGGTTGGGTGTTTTCCAACGAAATCACCGTCCTTTCCTGCCTAAAAGGCGAGATCGTCTCGGGATCCCTTGTTCGTCGTGAAGACGTTGGGATTTTCGAGATCCGTCGACTCAGTACCCATTGCTGGGCATTGAGTCAAGTGGGGTTGCCTCTCGATGAGAGGTACATGCGATCATGGTCTGACGCATGTAGAGCTAACCTTTTTGGTTAAAAATTAGCTCTAAAACCGGTCATGAAGACCTGGG